CGATTGGGGTCTTGGTCTAATCCACCCTTGCTCTTGTTGAGAGCAGCCTGCATATTGACCTTTCCACGGAATTGGTATCCAGACATATTGTATCCTTTGGTATTTGGTTGTAAAAGTGCCTATGCACTGGTTGTAAATATGGGTTCCTATTCAATTCTTGTCAATTTCAATACCGAAGATGTTGAATAAATTTTCGGTATGTACTCTCGACCACCCCAACGGTCAATCCATTACCCCCTTCATTTTGCTTATACTTGAGGTATCCAGACAGGTAGAATCGTGGGGAGATTGAATTGGTTTCGAGCATTCGGAACATGATTGACAAAGCCCCACTGAAGCAATCGTAGTAGGTGGACAAGATATTCCCATCCGTCCCGACTATCCCGTCCTTCACGAATCGGGTATGTGCTTTGTGAAAGGTCTGCTTGTCGTTCTCGAACCGCTCATTGGTCAATGATGTCGCCAACTGACAGATTTCCTCATGCCCTGTGGGTAGGCGTTCAATCGCTATCGTCATGCCCGTGGCACATTGATGGATTAGGTAATTCCAGAAGTCGTTTGTGGTGTATGTCCCGCAAACGATATTGTCCCGTATCCGACATATGATGTTTTGCCCATAGTCGGACACCTTCCGATACACGAATATCGGAGTAGGGCGCAATTCATTCGGGTGTCGAAGCCCTATCTTCGATTTCTTGGAGGTAGCATACCGCCTGATTTCAGCGATAATGGCATGAATGCCTAGTTCGTCAATTTGTCGTTTAAGTTGTGCCATACAAGATACAATATAATCAGAAATGAACGAAAGCGGTAGCCCCACCGACCGATGATCTTTTATGGAACCTCATCGCTAGTTCCAACTTGAGAAGGTCAAAGTTCTTCTCATTGAGGATCGAAGTGAACCGTCTCCAATCAAATTCACAATTCTTGATGATGACCGCCAAAATATCAACGATTGTCAATGAGGTGTAATCGGCATTCTCTTCGATATAATCATTGAGGATTTCACATTGAGCAAAATCAAGTTCTCCCGTCTCTGGATTGGAGAGGGTATCGAAATTGATCCCCCATCCAACCAGTTCGGATGCGATTTGGTCTGTGTCAATGTCGGTCATCAACGAATCGCTGAAATTGACATCCCTGAATTTGGCAATGTCGAGCTTGCTTGGCTCGAATATGATTTCTTCGTTGGGGTCTGGTCTCGGAGCCTTCTTGACGCTTTCTGGAATCTTGTCGGTCTTCGGAGAACCGATGTAATCCTCATCGACACCAACAAGGAACAGGTCTGTCCCCTTTTTGGGAGGGGGTTCTTTCTTCGGTCTTTTGGTTTTAATAGGCATCGTATCCCCTTATTTAGACGGCAATGCCTTTGACTGAAGTTCGTCCACCACGCATTCCCCCGACAGGCTTTGAACCCGATTTGACGGCATCCACGCCTTGTTGTGCTTTGTAATGGTGCTCCCGTGACAATGCTTCCGATTTCTCGATGTCCCTCAATTGCATCTTGTCGAAATCCAACTCAACGACATTCTTCACATTCTTCTTACCAAAACGATTCTTGAGAGATTTCAGTGTGATGTGACCAAGAGCCAATTGTTCTTCAGTCGCCATCATGCCCCAAATAGCGGACACATTTTGAGCGATTGAGATACCTTCGGCAACGGCATCCATTCCAAAGTCTGCCTTGTCATATCCACCACGATTGACCTGTGCGGCTGTTAGGTGTGCGAAGTCGTAGGCTTTGGCATAGGCATTCAATTCAATTGACACCCATTTCATAAGTTCATTGGAATTTGCGCCATTGAGCTTACGGGTCGGAGTGAACAATTGAAGGTAGTCAGTCACCACCACATCGAACTTGATGCCACGCCTTGCATAGTCCTTGAGAATCTTCTTGACGCAAAAAGTATTGGAACCGGGTACGACTTCTTCCACATAAAGATTGGATCGGCATTCCTTACCAATACCCGTTGTGATGGCTTCCCTCAATTGCTCCTTGCTCATTCGGAAAACATCTTCGTTGGATCGACCCAATGCAGATTGAACCAAACGGGTTCCCAAGTATCCCTTGGAGAGTTCCATCGTTATGTACAGGGTCTTTGCCCCGCCCAATGCGGTGTTCGTGGCGATTGATCCCATTCCCGCTGTTTTACCAAACCCTGCTTCTGCAAACAAGACTGTGGTATGCCCACGGGCAAGGCCACCCCGCATGAACGCATCCAACGCCTGAATGTTGGTACGCACAAAGTTGTGTTCTGCGTGCATTTCGTCCCAAAGCGCATCGGGATCACCGAAGACATTGAGACCTTTATCGACATTGAATTTGAACCCACGGGATGCTTCCACCTGATCGGATAGCTTCTCGACTTCATCGTCATCGGCTCCCGTTGATACGGCTTCGGCAAGAGCGTGTGCGGATTCTGCTAATAGCTTCTGCTTGACATAGCTCTCAATCCCATCTAGCAAATGGTCATCGGTGAATTCGGATACATCCAAAGCCATCGCCTTGGAGAACGATTCAAGAGCATCGTCATCGGAACCGATGAATAAAGAAACATCGGACTTGGTTGGGAAGTCCCCATATTCGGACACGAACACCGCTATGCCTTTGGCTACTCGTTTGAGGCCATTGTCATAGAACCATTCTGCCGAAATGATGGGGGCTATTGCAGAACGAACTTCCTCACGCTCATAGCATAGCTTGAGGATTGCCCGTTCCTGTACGAAAGGATCGGCAACATATTCCACGGTTGCCCCTTATCCTTTGTAGTATTTGGCAAGACGGGCTTCAAAGTCGGACTTCTCGAAAACGATCTTCCAGAATTCATCGTTTCGGTCAATTCCAACTTCCAAGACCTCACCAGTCTCCTTGTCAATTTTGTCATTGGCGGGACAGAATACGGGGTCGCCCTCGTTCCCGAACTTGGTAGGATCGAACTTGTACTGCTTGCCAAGGTTTCCCCGATTGACACCCTCAATCACGCCAAGCATCATACCCAACTCATCGAATCCACCCCAACGAACCGGGCCACCATCCCAATACATATCGAACGGAATGGTCTTCTTCTCTTTCACAAAACGGGACTTGTCGGAGAAGATGACGAAGCGATAGCCAAGGTTTTCCTTGCCACGGGCGAAGGACAGAACGGCCTTGTCGGTATCATTGACTTCGGTACGGAACATCATCAACACATTGTCAGCCGCAAGCATACCACCGCCACCACCAGACAGGATTCGCTTGGAGTATTCTTCCAAGGTATCCAGTGAGCTTCCGATGACAACGAAGTGCATTTTCTTGATATTGAACTTGGGTGTCACAACACGGAAGAAGCTGTGGATTGCTTTGGCACGGGAACCCATGTCAGCGGTGTTCTTTCCTTGTTGTGCCTTGTCTGCTTCGGCCTTGGAAGATGCTCTTCCGATTGAGTCCATGAACCAGAAAACTTCATCACCGATTTCAAAACCACCATCGGTCTTCCCCTTGTCATTCATCACACCATCGAGCCGTTGGGCAATATCGACCTTGGCATCTTCGATTGTGGAGAACGGAATATGGAGAACTCTTGACAGATCAACCCCACAATTGATAAGGTATTGCTCATTGATACCGAATTCGTTGTTGTAGAGGAAGGCAATGCCCTTGGGATGATCCTTCTGCCACTTGGCAAGAGCAAGCAGACCAAGGATGGTCTTTGCGTGTTTGGACGGCCCGGCAATCAGGGTCACGCCATAGGATAGACCACCATTGAGGGCATTTCCAGAAAGGATCAAATTGAGACCGGGAAATCCTGTGTCTTGGAAAAAGTCCTTCTTGATGTAGTCATCCTGTTCGGCAATCGTGGCGGTGAGGGAGGTGGACATACCCAAGGCTTTCTGCATCAATGAGTTGTCACGGTCGGAGGTCTTGGATGCTTTGGTAGGGGATTCCTTGGCCTCTGTTTTCTTGGTGCGCTTTGTTTCGACAGGTGCGGGGGCTTCTTTCGGTTTTCTTGGCATAATTGAATTCTCCAAAGGGGTGTTTGTAAATATGGGTTTCCAACGAAAACCCGTCAATCTCTTCAAATCCTAAAAAACAACAAACTTTCCACTCAATCTGCTTGGCTTGGGTGCTCCCCATCCAAGAGCGGTGTAGATTCGTTTCACAACGGGCAAAAACGACTTCTCAAATTGATACTCATAATCAACCGTCAATTTGTCCGCAAGGAAATCAGGCCACTCTCCAATGAACCCGACCGTAGCAATCCCATAAATGTTCGGGGTCTTGAGATACACATAGGTCATCTTCTCAAGGGACTTGGCGGTGATTGGGGGGATGCCTAATTGACAACGGGAAGAAAGGTAATTGAACGC